CCAACCGGCACCACCGGCTTGTCTACAGAGCACCGGAACACAAACCGCGCACCAGGCCCGGGCTCACCCGCCTCTCCCGGAGTGCCCTCAGTCCCTTCCTCATCCTCCACCCCACGCCGGTGCCACCGCTTGAATCCTCCCGAGGCAGATTGCTTCGTGGTGATGTAGGTGCGGCGCTTGGACTGGGAGAGGGAATGGCGATAGGCGAACACCGCCCATACATTATCAAAATCATAATGCCGGGCATTCGCCCCAAACAGCATATAGTCGCCCAGCTCCACCCATGGGTAGAAACTGCTCTCAACCTCATGGTCGATGGGCGGACTGGAAAGGTTATCCAGCACCGAGTCCAGGAAGTCGATTGCCTCCTGCTCAGTGTCGAGTGCGCTCCCCTCCGGCTCTGTGAATTCAATGAACAGCTCGCCATGCGGCTCTCCGCCGAGTGCGTCGATGGAGGATTGATTCCTTCTCTCCACCCTTTCCACATTCGTGGTGTTCTTATCACGGTATCGGAGTGCTGCCACATTCCGGACATCTGAAGCTGTAATTCCGGCTTTGCCTATCCCAGCGTAAACGGACGATTGGAGCGAGCCTACAGGACTACCCACACCCGCAGCCCTTCCCACGGGACGCACGAGCGTAAGTGTGTTCTGCGAGGTCCCGGCGTTCCAGCGGTACTCAAAGTACCATCCGATGTGTCCGGAGAGCCTGTCTAGTGTCTCTTTGGCTGTTTCTCCACGAACTGGCGTGAAGTCCGTTACAGCAAACCCGGAAGGTGTCGGAACACTAATGGTCGGAGCTTGAGCCCCATACACATCCGTCAGAAACTGCTGGGCGACTGTCTCCATTGGAGTGCCTCCAGCTGTCCCATAAGTGTTGGGATTGAAGACAGGCCGGTCCAACAGTGCCATATCATCCCTTCCCTCCACCCGGATCTCATTCGTGCTTCCACCCCAAGAGATGGTGTCGGTCCTCCCGGCCCCAATCCCCACGATCCAGTCGCTTCCTCCGGGAGTCTCTTCAGGCCCCACCACGGCCACATCCAACCGCCAACGGCGCTTGATGTAGATGCGGGGTGCGTAAACGCCACCAACCCTATTGAGAGGTGATCCCTCGATCAGCGGTGCGAGCGATTGGCCGCTGTGCTCCCGGGAGAAGAGTGCTGTGACGGTCATGACTGGGTTGTCTGCGCTCTTTCCCCAGTCCACGGCTTTCTGCCAGTTCACCTCTCCGAGATTGTCGTATGCATAGAGCTGGCCATCATCATGCTCTATCCAGAACCGCCAGACCGTCTTGAGCCGCTGAGCCTTGGCCTTATTGACTTGGGCAGTGGTGAAGGGAATGCTCATACTTCTTCAAAATCAATTTGCAGGTCCCGGTAATGGGCACCTTCAAATCCATGGATGTAGGATGTGCGAACCTTTCCAATAACACTCATGTTAGTGGCCAAGGCATCTCCCGAGAAGGTTACCACCTTGCGATTGGCGAAGGCAGAAATGATAGTGTTGACTTGGGCTTGGTTCTCCTGGGCCACCAACATGGTACCGTTCCGCTTCTCGCCGGTGATGTCCCCTCTCCAGCCTCCATCATACGTCCTCATCTCATCCCCATCCACCGTGGGAGGGTTGAGCTGAAATGAAGTCACATCCAGGGTGATATTCCCCGGGTTCATTACCAGAAACATTAGCGCGGCTCAGGGAAGGAGTGAAATATCTCTCGTGCTGCCCTATCGCCCAGCGAGAGCCTGTCTAGCTCCTCGTACATCTGGCGATAGGCACCACGCCCATCCCCTCCCTCAGCTGATACGTTGATCGTTGGGGAGAATGTGTTTCCGGTGATTACAGTCCCGCCAGCAGCAGTCCCGCTCGTGGCCATGTCTGGGCTGGAGAGGGAGGGAGAAACTGCGGCATGGCGGAGGTCAGCATATTTGAATCCGCTCACCGCCCCAATAACAGCCTCACTTAGATTGTTCAGGTTCTCCGTGGTACGGTCCAAGGCAGTATCAAAGTCAAGATCCCGGATCTCAGCCCGGGCACCTTGAAGCTCTCCAATAGCTTCCCCCATGTTCTTGGAGAAGTCCAGGAGAGCTTCCCCGGCACGGATGATTGGTCCTCCGGAGACAAATGGGATCCGGTCAATCGCCAATCCAATCGCCCGGATCGCAGATCCAATCGCCCATGAAAGACCTTGGGCCACCCGAGCGGTCACCTCCCAGAGATAGGTCAGGACAATCGCCACACCCTTAATGACCGGGAAGAGGAGCCGGAGAACCGGCACCAGCATCGCCCCAATCGCCCGGGCCAGCATGTCCACCGGCAACAGGAGAGCTTCCAGGGCTGGCTGGAGGCTTTCGAACACCTGGGCCAGGAGCCGCGCAGCCAGCCCCATGGGGGTGAGCTGGGCGACAAATTGTTGAGCCCCGAACATGGCACTCTTGAACTGGGAGCGGCCCTGCTCCATGGCGTTTCCGAAGAACTGGACCGCAGCAGCAGTCACCCGGAGCCGAGCTTGGTACAAGGAAAGCATGGCCATGTACTCCCGGGAGAATTCCGGAGGATCAATCACCAACGTCTGGATCTCCAGCACAGGCGGTCCACCGCCTGTGACCCCGGCCACTACATTGTCCATCTTCTCCCAGAGCTTGTCAAACTCCTCGGCCAAATTCTTCACATACTGTTCAGCCAACCCAAGCTGGTTCCGCATGGTATCCAGAAAGTTCAGCAGCCCGGAGGGAGCCTGAGAGCCGAGAGCAGCAACATCCCCCTCCAGCTCCTCCACCGCCGTCCGGAGAGAGGTGACGCGGTTGATGGCTTGGGCTATCTCCGGGAGAGCATCATCCATCGTGAAGAGCCGGAATTGCTGGAGTGAGGAAAACTCCTGAAGAGAAGCCCGGAGGCGACCCAAGCGATTGGCCATTTCAACTGAAGTGTCCCCCAATCCCTCAATCGTATCTCCCAATCCGGCGATCACAACATCTGTGTCTGCAAGATCCGAATTCACACCCTTAATCATGGGCGGAAGAGCGTTGAATGCCTTGGCCACGGCAAGCTGCTGCGTCTCCAGCTGGCGAATCTGATCCCGGACCCAGCCTGTCTGCTGCATCGCTCTCAAGCCCTCAATCCGCTTCTCAATCCCAGCAGCCTCATGGATCAAGGTGTTGTGCTCCAACTTCCCAAGAGCATTCGCATACTCTTCAGTGGCCCTGCGCGCTTCGGCTGCGTCCCGGGCATTCTTGATGAACCACCCGCTCAGCAGCGCCAGGCCGATCATCAACGCCCCTCCAACAAGGAGCATGGGGGCCAGGGTGGATCCGAGGATAACAGCCACTCCCGAGAAGAGCTTGATCATAGCAGCCCCGCCCACCAACACTGGACCAATCGCTGCTGCCAGTGCGCCCATGGCTATCACCACATACATGATTGGCCTCGGAACCTTGGACAGCATGTTGATCATCTCAGTCACTACATCAATCACCGGCATGAGGATCGGAAGCATTATTGCCCCCAATTCGATCATGCTGACCTTTATGGCGGCAAGAGCTTTGTCAAACTTGAAGGCAGAGGTCTCAGACATCTTTTCAAAAGCAGCATCCGTTTCCCCAGCCTTGGCAGCCATGTTCCCGAGGATTTCAGCAAAATCATCCCCAGCCTTACCAGTCAGCGCCAGCGCCGGAACCAGCGCCTCCACCCCACCAAAGAGGAGGGCCATTTGTTCCGTGCTTCCTCCGGTCTTTTCCTCCACCATAGCAAGGAAGTCAGCAAAGCCCATGGACTGGAGAGCAGCAGCATTAAACTCCAGCCCCAGCTTCTCGGCCAGCTCAGCCGCTTCATTGGTGGGCTTAACGATGGATGCCATGATGGCTCTCAGGCCCCTCATCGCCACCCGAGTTTTGACACCACCCTTGGTCAGCGCTGCCGTGGCCGCCAGTACCTCCTCCAGGGAAGCTCCGGCTTGGGCTGCGAGAGGTGCAACTGCACCAATCGCATTGGACAACTCATCAATCGTAGTCTTACCAGCGCGCATGGCCACAAACATCGCATCCGAGACATTCGTGGCATTCCCCACTTCGGTCCCGAAGGCATTCATGATCGTGGTCAGGCCGTCCGCAGCCGTGGCCACATCCGTTACACCACCAATCGCCAGCTTATTCGATGCAGTAAGAATGTCTGTGGCCTGGGCTGCGCTCGTGGCTCCGGCAGAGATGATCTGATAGAGAGCCTTGGCCTGGTCCACAGGCATCTCCCCAAACTCCCGGCTCAGGTCCTTGATGGACTGGGTGAGAGGCTCCATCATGCTGGCATCATCCACCAGCGTGCTTACCTCGGCCATGGCCTTTTCAAATGAGGTGGCCATGGCGATGGCCCCAGTCGCCATGCCAACAAGAGGAGTGGTTACAAATAGGCTCATCTTCCGCCCAATCCCGCTCAACTTATCGGCAAACTGATTGATTGTATCTTCTGACTTTGACATCTTCGCATCAAAGTCGCGTACATCCACCCCCATTTTAACAATCAGCTGACCAAGCGTCATTTTCTCCTTGCTCTCCGAGAGGCCATTTTCTCCTCAACCATCTCCAGCCGATACACCTCAATCCACTCTTGGTACTCTATCGCGCCCATTTCCTCTTCCAACTCCCCAACATACTTCCCGAGGTCCCGGGCCAGCCGAAACATTATTCTTCGGTCTGGTGATTCTCGGAGTCTTTTCCCAGCTCTTTCCCGGTTTCCTTGCTCATCCCGGAGAGCCGGAAGGCAATATTGGTAATCTCATCAACCTCATCACCCTCCAGCGCGAAGATGATGTCCTCATCCCCCTCCCGGAAAACCTTCTCACCAGTCTCGGGATCAAACACACACGCCATCAGGATCGCCGGATACAACTTCTCATACACAGGCACGGTCTTTTTGCCGACAGTCCGATACCCACGGTCCAGGAGCCGATTCCGCTCACCCAATCGCATCTCCCTGACCTCAATTTGCTCTCCATCCAACTCGGCCATTTCGCTCTTCAGCGGACGACTGGACTGCTTGTGGCGGATTCTATCACGAATGCTCATTATGCGGTCACTGCGGTGCGAGGTCCGACAGCCGTCAGGGAGAAGTCACACTCAACCCACTCTGCATCAGCATCTCCCGAGTCGGAATATTCCGTGACGGCACACTCCTGCTGATACCCAACCACCCCATCTGGGAGAACCTGAAGCAGCACCGTACCACGGTTGTCCCGGGCATTCCGGAGAACATTCTGGCCACCGGTATCATCCGGGTTGTACAGTCCGCTCAGCGAGTATTCATCCGTATTGGGCCCAGAGCGAACATATGGGCTGGTCTTTCCGAACACCCGGGTGCGGCTCTCTCCCTCGGTGCCGTGGGTCCCGGAATAGCTCGTCAGGTCCTCAATCGTCGCAAACGTAGGTGTGCCTCCTGCAGCGGACACCTTGACGATGGAGTCTTGGACATCGATGATCATGCTTCAGTACCTCCTGCTGTGGTTGTAGTGGTGGGGGAAGGTGCAACATACTGCCCGAGGATGGCACCCCGAAGGTCATCCTTGGTTACGGACCCACCGGAACCCGTGCCCTGCACGTCCAGCCGGAGGTCGGTGGCCATCTCCTCAAGCTCAGCCCTGTTCAGGTCGGAGGATGCAACCTTCTGGGCCGCAATCTGCATCCGGACTGACCTTGGTACGATCACATTATCAGCCATCTTTCCTCCCGAAGGTTTTTGGTCTCGGCTTCTCGGTGACCTCTTGTTGGTCCCGCTCCGCCGCTACCATTGGTTCCAAGCTCCTCAACACCAGGTTGGTCTGGCCCACGAGGGCACGAGCTTGTTGGTTTATCGCATAAAGTGAATCATAAATATCAGACGCATTCATCATCCCACCACCCCTGCGGCATAGCGCTGTTGTACGTGGCGGATATTGGGGTTGGGATCCGGAATCAACATATCCATCTCCCAGCGAAGTCGCCGGATATTCCCAACCTTGTATCCATCCAGAACCTCCCGGGCCAAAGCAGCAATCTCCATCACCTGTCGGCTCCCATAAATGATCCTCCGGGTTCCAACCACTTCTTCGGCCAGGCCCCACCAATCTACTATAAGTATACTCCTGCTCCTGCGTCCAGCAAACTGTCCCTGTCGATTCAGTGTAGGTGCCCCCATAGTGCCTCTGGGATATGGGGCATCTTTCGGCACCAAATCGAACACCGGAGGCAGTCCCGGCTCCTGCTCAAGAAGCGTCATAACGGCAAGCTGTACCTCCCAAAGGCTCATGTGATCCTCCGGATGCAGCTTTTGATGTCATTATAGTAGTGTGGGGCCATGATCTCATACGCTGGCCGGAGGAAGGGTTGGGCAGCCATCACCGAGGTTCCAAACTCCTGATGGGGTGGATAGTATGGGATCCCATGGGGAATATAGTCCATGGGGTCACAGAACACCACAAACTCCAATTCATCCGGTGTAAGCTCCTGCTTGATATTCCGGGCCATGTAGCCAGTCTCCTTGGGGGCCAACTGGACAGCCAGGTCCCGGACCTCTTGGGACACTCTTCGGGTGACTATACGGAAGCACTCCTTGGCTCCATGGTTGGTGGCTCGGATGTTGGCGATGGTGCTCTTCCGCCCCTCCACACGCAGCACACCCTCCTTCCGGGAGCCGAGGGTTGACCTAGGCATTGGGCTCCTCCCCAACGCTACCCAGCCGTAGCAAGGCAATCCGGTGCACCGTGTAGCTTCCCTCAGGCACCACACCCGTCACCCAATAGTTTTCCCCATTCACCATCACCTCAGAATCGCTCGTCAGCGGCTCCACCTCCATGGGATAGAACAGCACCAAAGCTCCCGAGGCTTCCCGGCGACCTGCGGTGAGGACAATATCACGGATGTCCTTGACACTCCCGAGAGGCATCAGCCGTGCCCGGAAGCTCTCACGCTCATCCTCCTCATAATAGCCAGTGCCGCCGCCTGTGTTTACCCATTGTCCCCTCCCCAACCTCTCCACAACATCAGGCATGGCCTCTTCGGTCATGCTCTTGAAGAGGTCCATCAGGGCTGGGGTGATAATCTTTACCATGATATCTCAGTCCGTAGTGCCTCAGTCCTCCCCCGGAAAGCTCCCGAGGGTTCCACCACCGTGCTGAGCGCTTCCCAGAGCAACAGGTACTCATCCCGCTTCTCCCGGAAGGAGTCCAGCTGTTCCTTCTTGGCGAAGCTCGCCCCACCTAGACCGTCCAGGTTGGCCGAGGAGGGAGCGTTGGCCAGCTCCAAGATCAGGGCATCAAACGCCAGGTACAGCGCATATGCCTTGATGGCCGGATCCGGATTGACGAGGTTGAGAGGCAGCGCGGCTTCCTGAGCGCGCATGATGTAGGTGAAGAGGTTATCATCCACCACCCCTTCCTCATCCGAAAAGAAGTCATATTTGAGCGGCCCATTCGGCACCATCAAGTCCAATGTTCCTACAGCCATGCTCCCCTCCTCAAAAGCGAAAGGGCTGCTGGGCTCGCACCCAACAGCCCCTTCTCAAAAGGACAACCCGAGGTCAGTCCGCCAGCGCTGCCACAAGATCCTCCTTGCGGGCATCGCCACTCTTTCCATCCGTCCGGGTCACCGTCAGCCCACGCCTCGCAGCCTCTTCCTCCAGCTCAGCCTTGCTGTACTGAAGGTCCAGCTCCTCAGCCGTCCCACGAAGAGGTCCGGTGGGTGGCTCCTTGTCCGCCACCAAATCGCTCTTCTCAAAACCCATTCCCTCAGCAAGGGAGCGCGGAACCTCGATGTCCTTACCCGGGCCATACAAGCGGCCCTGATAACCCACCGTATTTCGCATCTCCTTGACCTTCACGGTATCAGCCATATCCCTATCCATCCTCAAGGGTGATCAATGGGGAGACACCCAATTAGCTGGGCAGCTCCGTGGTCGCAACCGCCAGCTTCTCCGGTGCTTCAAGAACCGGAAGCCCATTGGTCACCGCCCGTCCATGCAGGCTCCAAGGGCGCTGCTCCGGAACGAACATGTCACCCCAACGTCCAGGAGAACCGCCACCCTCCACCGTGGGAGCAATGTGCGTGTACCCAAGGCGGTTGTTCCGCTCCGGATCATACTCCACGGCACCCTGGCCAGGAACATAACCATCCTGGACATTATCGCCAACAGCAATGAGCTTGCCACGGCTGATGAACGGAAGCTTGAAGGTTTCCGTGGTGTCGGCAGGGTTCAGGACCTCTCCCTCACGGTCATACGTGACGATGGTCACGTTATCACGCGAATCCTCGGAGAACTGTCCACGGATGGGGTCACCAGCCGAGTTCAGCATCCACCGGCGCACCGTGTAGCTGTTGCCACCCTCGGCAACCACAGCCAGATCGTTCGCCGGATTGTGGATGATTCCATCGATGGTGTCCGGGTGGGCGATCAGCATACGCATCCGGCCCACCGCTCTCCGAAGGGAGCGAACATCTTCCCAGAACTTGGAATCGGTGCCATGGTAGGCTTCCGTCCCAACCCGCTCCGGGAGGAAGTTTCCTGCCGGCACCCCATAATCCACCAGGAGCCGCTTCTTGTTGTAGGTCCAGTCGATGGCACCAAACTGGAGAACCTGACCACGAAGCCATTCCATGGTGTCGAAGTGGGGTTGCATCACCACCAACTCAAAGAAGTTCAGCGCCTCATCCGCCAGCGCCTCATTGCTTCCGGCACCGCCGTTGTTGGTACGCATCAGGAAGTCCTGAATTGTACGCAGAACCTCTTCCGACAGCGCAACCTCGTTGGCGATCTTGGCGCTGTTCTGGAGGAAGGAAGATGCGGTCACCGCTCCACCCGGAGGATATGGAGAATCCATACCAACCAGTCCAGCCATCGTGGGCCGGATGGTCATGTGGCCACCGCTGATATGATACGTGAATCGGCTCTCCTCTGGGAGTACCTGATTCAGCATATAGGTGCCCGTTGGACGGGCGCCATTTGCGAGTCGAAATGCTGCGTCTGAGCCAAGAGTGGCGAGAGCAGCGGCAAAATTCAGAAACATTTAGCTGCCTCCCCTTAGCTGGCGCGATTGTCGGAGTATGTCTCCCATGCAAACCCTGTGCCCGAGGCATCAAGGTCGGTCTTCATTCCTGCGGTCACTGCATGAGGAAGAAGCTCCTCATAAATGACCCCACCAATGTACACACCATACCCACTCAACGCATGAGCAGGGTGGTCCTCCTGGGCATTGGACACCAGTAGGCCAACCGCGCCTCCAGCACCCGCCACCGCATCCGCCGTGGGGACAAGCCGTCCATCAGCCATCTCCGACACCACAGTGCCGGCTCGGATGAGCTTCTTCCCTGTCGCTGCATCAGCATAACCGGCTGGGACATTAGCCCAGTCAATCTGCCGGCCCGAATTCAGGTCAGTTGAACGATGGTCGGCTACAAACCCCGGCGTGGAGAGACCAGTGAACGTGGTCCTTTCCATGTTGTAGCTCCGATCAGGTTGTTTGTGACTTGGCTGACGTTGCCGCCAACCGCCTCTCCAGCCTTTCGGTGACCTTGTCTCCCGGAAGCTGTGGCTTGCTGTCCCCACCCGTAGTGGCAGGGAACCTGCGTGGTACTCCTCCGCCGTTTGTGCTTGGTGCTGCACCAGTCAGGACCACCTTGTAATCCGCTGCCTTGGAGTCGATGTAGTCCAGGAGCTTCTCACTGGCTCCATTCTCCTCGGCTGCTGGCCTCACGAACGGCACCTTCACGGTCTTGCCTTCAACCGTTTCATCCTTCATCTCCAGAACTAGGCCACGAGCTTTGAGCACCTCTCCCAGTACTGTCTTGTTCCGGAGTCCAGCCGCTTCCAGCGCCTCATCCAGCATGGCCTGATGACGAACCTCGGCCACCTCGGATTCCAGCGCTTCCTTCTTGGCGACCACTTCGGCCACTTCACTCGGCTTCCCGAGTTTCTGATACGCTTCCCAATCGGCGGCTTGCTCCCGGGAGAGAACCAGTTGACCGTCCTTGGGTGCCTTGGCGCCCACGGTGGCCAGCTTGGCTTCAAGATCCCGGATGCTCTTTCTGTAGCTGAAGTTTTCCCCAGCCACAACGCCCAGGGCAGCTTCCGCTCCCCCAAAGCGATTGATCAGGCGATCCACCACGCTCCCGGGAGCGCGGCTGCGTGTTTTGGTAGTGGTAGTTGAACCACCGCCATCCTGCTCCTCTTCACCCTCATCAGCGAAGAACCTGACCAACCCCAGCCTTGCTGCGCTTCGGAAAAGCATGTGATTCCTTCTCCCCTTGGGAGGATGTAGTGTTCTGAACGTGGTATACTATAACTGCGACCCAATTCCCAGCACAACCCATCTATTTGGTGATCTAACGCACGATCACCCTTCAACCCTCCGAGTATACACGCATGATCCAATCATGATAACTGGCCAGGTTGATGGATAATCATCAGGTCCTGAAGCCTGTCTTTCCGGTATCAAGATCAGCATAATACTTCCTGAACTGCCAGTAGCATTTACACCTTGCCATGCAAATCCGGTCACCAATCTCCGGGAGAGAGCCGATTGGCTGCCAGTTCATGTAGCTCAGCTCCACACACTGCTCGCAATGATCAGCGGTGCCCTTGATGTTCCGGTATTCGTTGTATCCCCGGTCCTGCTTCTCAATCTCATCAAACACATGATACGTTTTCCGGCTTGCTTCGCTGTACAGGTCCGTTCGGCTCAGGAACCTCCCATCCAACGGCATCTCTCCGCTCCGGATTTGGCCAGCGAAGCGGTCAAGGTATCTGTACTGCTCCTTCACCCGGGTGCCCACCTTGCCGTAGTCAGCCGGAGTCATCTGGGCCCAACCTCCCCGGGCTGCGCTGGCTGAGTAGATTTGAACGTTTTTGATGTTCTCCCGCATCCCCCTCTCCCAATCGTTCAGGGAGATGTTCCCCTTCTGCAGGCTCTCCGAGAGGGAGCGCATCCGGGAAGAGGCACTATCAATCGCCTTGTCGAGGGTGTTGCGAATCTCTTTGAAGGGCACAAATTTCCCACCCGGGCCACGGTATCTGCCTGTGGCGACTGAGAAGGTGTACTTGGGCCATGGGCTAGCCATTCGGCTCCTCCACCGGCTCAGCATCCAACAGCCGCTTCATCTTCGGTGGGGCATCCTTCTTCCAAGCACCCTTCGCCCTCTCCACATCCTCGGGTGTGATCTCGGCCAGCCTGTCGAGAGGCTCACTCATTGCTCGATCACCTCCAACCCGTCCATCGGATCCTCGGGAGCGGTGATGATGTCCAGCTCCTCCTCCTCAAACCCAACCAGGGTCGCAGCCTTCTTCATGCCCATCCCAACATCCGTAGCCAGCTTCATGTTCTCCAGTCGCTTGGCCGTCCGCTCCAGTCGGCTGTCCGGGCGATTGTCGATGAGGTCAATCGCAGCATCAACATCATCCACGCCCATCATCTCCATTGCCCACTCCTTCGGCACCATCCCCTTCTCCACCCTCTCCATTATCACCTTCTGCTCCTCGGGAGAGAGCTGGCCCACATCCAATCGCGTGCGAAACACGCCCCTCGTGCGCTCCCGGAGAGAGTCCGCACCAGACAGCTCCTCGGCCAGCGCATTCACCGTCTCAATCAGCCACCGCCCAGCCGCCTCCACCATGGGCTTGGTGATGCGGAGGGAGTTCAGGTAGTCACCCCTTGCCTCAATCCGGCTCCGGCCAGATGCCGTCGCATCGCTGGACATGAGGATGTGGGGTTGATCCGCTTCCTCCAAGATGTCCTTGTAGTGGGCTTCCTTGGCCTCAATAGAGCTGGTGGCCGGGACAGGATCGCGATGGTGGATGGAAGGATTGGTGACGATTGTCTTCCCGGTCTCATCCGTGTAGCTGACGCCCTGAACGAAATTGGTGGTGTTGGGACCGGCCTGGTATGGGGAGGGATAGAATGTCTCCTCACCAGTATCTGGGTCCTTCACCCACCGTCCGGGCATCTGTGCGTTGAGCAGCGTCCTCTCCAGCCAACCGGCCGTCACCACAGTGCGCGGGATGGAGCTGATGGCCAGGTTGATAGCGCGTTGTGCCTGCTGAACCTGCTCGGTGATGAGGAGTGGCCGCTCCATCTCAAACATCATGAGCTTTCCTCCGAGGTCCAGCGGATCAAACATCACATCCTTCTCCCGGGACACCACCCGGAGGATGGTCATCTGCTTATTGTCGTCAAGGTAGCTCAGGGACACATAATCCTTCCTGTCCCGCTTGTACATGAAGATGCTGATATCCTTCTTGGTGTCCGGATCGGTGTGTACCGTGGCTACCTCTGGTGCCGGATGGTCAATGAAGATCATGTCCAGGGCTTCTTCATAGCTGGCTGGGGAGATGAGCACCGTGCTCCCATCCTCCGCCTCCTCCACGAAGCCCGGAGGGATGTACAGCCGGAGAGAAGCACGCTCAGCATACAGCAGCGTGGCCACCGCTCGGGCAAACAGCCCCGGCACCCTGTTCCGGTCCCACCAAGCCGTCAGCATCCTCTCCCTCTCAGCAATCTCATCCAAGAGAGCTTCATCTTCACTATCAGTCTCATCAGCCGGAGACAAGCCCCAGCTACTCTCCTGGCCCACTACTCCCGAGGCATGCCGCTCCGTGACCTCGGCCACCACATTCTTGGAGGCAAAACCTCGGTGGATGATGCGCATGGTCTCATGGTACCCAACCTCCCCACCCCGGGGAGCCGGTCCAATCCACCCTTCCCCCTCCTGCCAGTGATCTCCCTCATAAAATGCCCGGTTGCTGGTGAGGAGCGGGTGGATCTTCTTCTTGACCCAGGCTTGGATGTCCCTGAGGGTGATCTCCTCAAATGGGTTCTTCATGTGTCATCCTTCTCTAATGGAGTAAGCCATCTCACCAAGAGGTCCCTGAACCCACACCCCACCAGCGCCAGATAGCGGTGGCGTCCATCTTGGATCACGAATATATCACCATCCCAGTACCCAAACGGACAGTCGGCTGGCTGGGATCCGTTGTCGCCATAATCAGAGAGGAAGGCAGCATGCTTCCTTACTGCCTCCCATTGCTGGCCACCGTACTGCTGGAAGCGGATCTTGCCGTGCTTGGCGTAGCCGTACTGGAGTACATGGCCCTTGGGAACAAACTTCATGCGTAGCTCACCATGGTATGGGTGCCGGGGAGTCGTGGCCGCTTGGGGGCAGGAGGCAGGTCAAACTCAGCATACACATACGCATCACCCCAGTCCGTGGACCGGCCCAGTCTCTTCTTCAGGTCCTTCTTAGATTCTACGCTGATCACCTTGTCACCGCTAATGGTGTAGCGGATGCTGGTGAGGTCGCCCACCAGCTTATCGGCCAACTCCTCGGGCAAGCACAACTCCCCCAGTCGCAGCTTCTCCCGAAGCTCCCACCACATCTGGGACCGGAGGTTGTCGAATTTGAACATGTACTCACGTCCACGCTCCAGCGGCTTCGCTCCGGAGATCACCTCCACCACATCAAATCCCTTCCGCCTCAGAATGTCCACCGTCCCGGCTCCGATCCCCACGGCATCGACCTTGCAATGCCTCGGATCCACCGGATATGTGTAATCCTGCATCGCTATGGCCACTACATCAGCGAATCTATCCACGCTGAGCCCCTTATGCTCGGTGATGTCCAATAGCCTGTTACCGTGGATCCTGCACAGCGTGCTAAAGTCATCACCATACCTCGCCACATCCACCCCCATCCTTGTCACCCCCTCCTCCGGCTCCACATCCCTTGCCTTCCACAGCCACTCGGCCTTGATCAACTGATCCGGGTCCTCCGTGAACTCCCACTCCCCCTCCACAAACCGCTTGTACTCCTCCTCAGGCAGGTTCTGCCAGCTCTCCCAGACAGCCTCAGGCACAAACGGATTGTCCCGGGCTGTGGCCGGGATGAAGTTGAATGGCTTCTTGAGCGTGCCCTTCTTGTGCTTGTCCCAGAACCACCGCTTTGGCCAGTTGGCCGTGGGGTTGAAGGTGAAGAACACGAAGGGTGGTGGCTGCTTGGGGCTGGGATTGGAGGGAGTGGCTGGGATGATCCATGATCCTGCGCGCTCAATCGCCTTGTTGGCGCTCTTCTCCTGAAGCTCGGATGCCTCCTCCAAGAGGAAGCCATTCACCTCCAGCCCTTTCCACCGCTCCAGGTCCGGATCCCGGTCATAACTCTCTGGGAAGAGCATGATCTGTGAGCTGTTGGTAAATTCCCAAGTCCACACAGACTGGTTCAGCTCTCCCATTTCGCCACTGAGCCCCATGGCGCGCATCTTGTTGACTGAAGGCAGGACGTTCCGCCTGAGCGTGGGGAGGTCTGTTCGCACGATGGCCCAACGGCTCCCAGGGAAGAGCTTGCAGAGCACGACCAGCACCGCCAACATGCCGAAGGTCTTGGTGCCTCGGATCCCGCCGCCCATGGCGATGTAGCGATAGTCACCCGAGAGCACCGCCTCAATCAGCTCTACCTGTTTCGGTGTGGCTTCGAACGCCTTGACACGCTCTTCTTTGGGTGATTCATCCAATAGGGTCATCGCCTAGCACCTCCCTGCAGCGAGACCATCCGAGGATACACCCGGGAACCAATCACAGCTTAGGCATGGGCTATTGGAACTCAATTTCCCTCCCACCAAACTCCCATACCTGCTTGTGCCGGACCTCAACCGTTCCGGTGACGTCCACCTTCGTGGTGTAAAGCCCGAGGTGCTGCCCGGCCAGCTTCAGCGCTTCTGTCTTGGACCAGAGCTTCACCTCCAGCTCAGTAATCTCATACTCATTCCCTGCCTCATCCGTTTTCTTGGTGATGCGCTTCTTGACCGATTGGACAGCCCGGAGCGCATACTCAGGCACCCCTTCCTTCAGCCCCAGAGTGCCGTCCGGGTTCATGATGAAGGCAGTCACATCCGAGAAGGCAAGCACCGCCAGCTCATTCAGGATCCTCTCCTTGGTGAAGTGGGTCCGCTCCATGAGCTTCAGCATCTGGTGCGCTATGGCGTTGGACACCCTTGGGTCTTGGAGGAGAGCTTTGCCACTCCCCCAGCCATCCCGGCTCTTCCCAGCCTTCCCAAAGGCAGCGCGAAAGGCAGTGGTGGCACTGGTCGGATCCGCCACATACCTCAGCACAAAATCCGCCTCCCGGACGGTCAGCTTGAACCACCTCATCAGCTCCTCTTCCGAGGCAAGCTGTCGTGCCTCCAGAACCTCTGCAACCTCACTCGGCTTCATCACATCAGGCAGCTTGACTCCCATACCTTCCTCCATTTATTGGCATACCATGATCCCAATAGGGTCCCAATACCCAACGGAATATAGCCTTTCATGCTCCCGGAACCAAGCTTGCCCAATCCCGAGGGTAACAAAAACGAAAAACTTTTCGAAAAGTGACGTCATTTACGTTAGAGGTGAGAACATGGCGCTTATTGGTGTACCATGATCCCAATAGCCACCTTTTCCCAGTTAAACCCTTTCACCTACCACATTTAGCCTCCCTATTGGATGATTTATCTTAGTTCCAAGAGTCTTAGTCTTGTCCTATTGGCATACCATGATCCCAATAGGACCTAATCCACACAAAAATCCATCAACCGCCCAACGGAACCCCACTTATTGGAACACACCTATTAGGTCTGGTATGAATTTTTTTTTAAAAAAAATTCGATCATCGCGCGGGCGTATAGCGCCCGCGCGAGAGCACACACTAAGTCCCACCCCTACCACAATATAAAAACCCTATTAGGTCACGAGTGATCCCAATAGGGTCCTTTTATAACTCCCATCCCTCTATAGCTTTACGGCCTATTGGGATCACTTTCTGACCCAATAGGTCCCAATAGCCTCAGAAGTTTTTCCAATCGCGCACTTTGGTGAACTCTCCCCCTTTCCCATTCTGTGATCGTCCATGGCGATACCCCCACCAGCGCTGCCGCCGTCCTCCGGTCCCATCCCCTCCTCTTCCTCAGCACGGCCAGCTCCTCTCCCGGGAGAACATCCGGGAGCCTGACCACCGGAACACCTTTCCGCCCATGCAGCTCCCACTCTAACACGCGATCCGCACTCACCCCATATAGCTCCCCAGCCTCCCGGACGGTCAATCCCCTGCGCCGCCTCCACAGCCTAAAACGCTCACCCTGGGTCAGTCCCTCTCTCACGCTCCACCTCCTCTCTCACGGCTTCCACCTCCCGGGAGAGCTTATGGCGTGCCCACTTGGCAAGCGCATCCGCCCTTCCGTCCAGCAGGGCTTCCGCCTCAGATACCGTCAACGCCACCATCACCACCCCACGCTCCCGGAAAAACTTCTGCGTACCATTCTCCCTCACCATTTTGTCTCCCTTCCATAGTGGTCCAGGAATTCCTGAAAAGTGATCGGCCGTCCTTCCCTCGGCATCCACCGCACCTCCCCACCAACCTTCCGGAGGTACGGTTTCAGCTTCCAGTACACCTTCAGGAGATTTTCTTGCATAGCTCCTCCAGCCACGCCGTGAACAGTAACTCGCTCCATTGGTTCCCACCCGCCAACACCTTCGCATACTCATCAACTCCCCAGCTTCCCTCCACCTCCACCGCCACCCAGTCGTATCCAATCCGCCTCAGCACCACCAAGCCGCCGTGGTGCTCCCGGATCGCCATCATGTGGTAGCGGGTGCAATCCCCCGGCTCCCACCACCACACGAAGCACCGGTGCGCCTCCAGCGCCTCCTTCATCCCCTCCCAGCCACCCCCAACCGGCTCCAGCCGGAGAGGGGCACCGTGGTAGGTTAGCAAGTCATCCTCCCGAGGAGCGCCCTCAGGCCACCGAGTGGGATGATAGAGGTCCGCACCTCTCCATCCATAAGGTCCGTCACGGTCAGCACCATCCGGTTGGCGGAGAGAGCGCCCTGGTGGAGGTCCTTCCAGTGGTCGAGGTGCATAGCGGATCGGTTGCCGCTAAACAGCGCCCAGCTCTGGGGTGCCTCGGCTGGACGGTTATCAAAGCGATACTGCACCCGCACATGGCCATCCGATCCACCCATATATCCGTCCAGCATCAAGACCGGCATGGGTCCCTGGCTCCAGTTGCTTGCCGAGCAGGACCACATAACAGCAGGTCGCTTCCCCCGGTTCTGCGCTGCGTCCGTGGCAGTGGCGATCACCACCATGGACCGTACATCAGTCATCGGATCCCGCTCCTCCATCGTGTAGAGGTCCCCAAACTTCTGCATCCCATCCTGCGCCTCCGCCGACACACTCGGCACCAGCGCCATCACTACCATCAAGAAGAGCTTTCTCATTTCGCCACCCTCGGGTCAAGTTTAGCCAGCTTCAGCTGGGCATCTCCCAGCTGCTCCTTCAACAAGCGGATCCTCCGCTTCAGGTACTCCCGGGCATTCTCCGCCGCATCCTCCTCAGTCTCAAACCAATGGGTCCCGGCCGACACCTTGTTCTCCTTCACCACCCCACCCCATGGGGCAGGGAAGGAGAGGGTGTGGAGGGTGACTTTCGCCACCCTCTTGCTCTCCACTACACCACCAGCACTCCGGTACCAGATTTCCATTACACCACCCTCAGGTTCAGGTTTGGCCAATTCACCACTTCCGCCTTGTCCCCACTTCCCGCCACCTTGCAGCGGAACACGCCCTGCCCATAATCGTACCAGGGCCACCCCACCACATTCTTCTCCCGCTTCGCGTCCAGCAGGTCCAGCACCTCGGCTCCCGGGACCAAGCCCACCTCTTCGCAGTAGGCGCGCAGCACATCCGGGTTGTTCAGGTCAAGGTCAACAGTCATTATCTCAGCGCCTCCAGCTCGGGGTCACCACAAGTACCATCAAGGATGCTCTTGGCCAGCTCCACGTTCAGCTTCCGGCGAATCTGACGGCGGATCCGCTCCACCGCGCCACCGGTCGCATAATCAGTCCAGCTCTTCGTGCCACGAGCCGAGTTACAGGAGCGGCACGCCGTCACCAGGTTCCGCTCCTCGTTGGTGCCGCCGTTGACGCGGCATTTCAGGTGGTCCAGGGTCACCTCCTTCGGGCAGCGATCCCGGAGGTCAGCGCCGCAGTACGCGCAAGCGAACCCATCGCGCAGGTAAATCGCCAACCGCTTCTCCGCCCGGATCCAAGCCCCACCGTTCAACCGCTTCCCGAGATACGCCATTTTCATTCTCCCTTTCTAGGTTTCCCGTCACGACCAACGCTACAATAATACTGATACCCTCCTTTCTCCGCAAGCTTTTCACGAAAAGTCCAGCATTTCCAACATTTTCGCGTGGCCGGCCAACCGTCCTTCATCCGTTAAATTGTGCATGGGACTGGTGCTCCGGGAGGGTGACCGTGCCCCACGGATGACCTCGCGCATCGCGCTCTCCCGGATAGAGACCATCACCAAGCTCTCCTCCCCCACTCCCTTGGTAACATCCACCATCCAGTCATAGTACCGCTCCAGCACCTCCATCGTCCCGGCGCACATCACCGCATCACTCCCCCAGGAGAACGCATGGGCCGGATCCTCCGCCAACCGCTCAGAAAACGTATCAACCTCAACCCGGCACCGCTCCATCTCCCGGAACACATTCCTCATGATCTTTTCCATGATATCTCTCCAGCAAAAAGGAAGCTGGGCCCGGAGTGGGCCCAGCGAATCCGTCTCATCCCAGCGTCAGGAAGCCCTTCTCAGCGAACATCCCCAAGTATCCCTCGCAAGCACTCGCCGGGAAGATCGCCGTCCAGCGTCCCGTCCGGTTCCGGGCGATCACGAAGCGATACTCATCAAACCCAAACTTCTTCAGGGCGGTCATCAGGTTCGCTTCGGTGGCGTAGCTCTTGGCGTTGTCGAGGTTCATCATTTTCGTTCTCCCTTTCTAGGTTTCCGTCATCAGGCCGAGATTCAAACCTAGTGGAGCCCTTCTTTCCCCGCAATACCCCATGCAGAAACCCATCAACCTGGCCACTTATCATGATCATTGCATGCCTGTATACTCGGCCACATCCG